TTTTTTCAAGACTTGAAAATATCTATCCATCTTATTGACGATAAATCAAGGGTTTCAAGCGATTAGAAGCAGTTAAATGTACCTCGTAAGTAACAAATAAGTAACAAAAATTCAAGACTTAGGAACCTTGATTTTATTGATTTCTTTATATAGTGTTTCAATTACGGTAGATGTATAAGTATCAAAGGTTATATCTTTCATTTTGTGACCAAGAATACGTTTTCTTATAAACAGATCAACGTTGTTAGACTGACATAATGTTGCAAATGTATCCCTAGTATCATGTATTGTATGCTTCATATTATGATCAGTTAAAAAAGAGGAGAACATAGATGAAAACTGATAGTAGGTACAGTCAATTATTCTTTTCTTTCTCTTCATCAACAGCTGTTTAACAAAAGGTTCGATAAAAGTATGAATGGGAATTACTCGATTTTTACCTGCATCAGTTTTTGATCCAGATACTAAATAGGGGAATTCTGTGTTTAAACAAATATTTTTACGCGGGATATTCAGCAGTTCATTTGCTCTTAAACCGGTGAATATATAAATAAGTATTATTTTAGCCGTATCGCTGTTATCGCTCATCAATGCTCTTATTTCGTCATTTGAGAAAGCATAATGTTTAGTGCTTTCTTTTGCTTTGCCACATTTTATATATTCAGTGTAATCATCGTCACGATTTATATATTTGTGAATAACTGCATATTCAAATATTTTGCTAACTAAAACTTTCATATGTACTTTTGTACCGTAACCAGCATTATCACGATCAAATATTTCCTGCAGATCGGCCAGGCTTATTTGACTGATCTTGTGGTGGTATATACTATTAAAATGTTTAATCCACGATCTATAACCTTGAGCAGCACTTTTGGATAATGTGCACAATTCTTCCTGGTATATAATATCAAAGATTTCTTTAAAGGTAGGCATATTCTTTTCACGCTGATCAACAAGTTTTTGAAATGTATCAGGTGCCAATGCTTCAGCTTCCGTATCAGTAATCTTATTCTTTTGACCAAGCCTGTATAAAGTCAAAGCATCATCAGCCTCATCCCAGGTCTCAAAGGTTCCCAGTACTGTTTGTATTTGTCTACCGGTAATAATATCTTTTCCAGTGGTTATTTTAGCGCACCAGGGACGTCTTCGTTTACCTGATAGTTTTATTACTGTTCCTGCTTTGTTCGGCCTGCGCTTAAAAGTCTGCTTTCTAGCCATAATAAAAACACGTCCTTTCTTTGATTTGCCTTAGACATGTTTAAATGATATAATTAAGCACGTAAAAGGACTTTTGGTTGAGTCTTTTATAATTATGAAGTATTGGTAGTACTTCATTCAAACTTCACTGTTGGTAGCAGTGGAGTTTTAAATTATTCTGTGGATCCTAAGTTACCGTATGGGCTTAGGTTTTTTATTTTTTTAAATTTGTTTTATATTTTTTATCACATGTATTTAATCCGTCAATATGTTCAAATAAATCGGGCTTAATAGGTGCCCCTAGGGGATCCAAAATAAAGTCTATGCCTTCGCGTCTTGCTAATTTTGCTGCTGATACAAAATCACTATCTCCAGAAATAAGGATAATTTGATTTACTTGATGTTTATATGCTAGCGATGCGATATCTAACCCGATTTTCATATCAACACCTTTCTGTTCAACATTTAATACACAATCCTTTTCTTCTATATTTTCAAATTTTAATGTACCATTGCATAGTCTGCGAAAAGCTTTTTCTGTCAAGTTATAATGAGCTTGACCATCTGCGAGTTTACCATATCTTAATGCAAATTTTCTTTTCTTCTTTAAGCAGTCATAAAATTCATTTGACCAGTTGTATGTAGGGGATTTACTCAGATCCACCTGTTTTTTTGTTAAGGGATTATATACTTTTTTTTCTATTGGCAAACAATCATAATAAAATACTCTGTATAATTGATGCCAATATCCTTTTCTTTCAGTTAAATGTCTTTTGCAATATTCTTCCAGTTCATCTGCTCTTTCCTGAGGAGATTTATCCCCAAAGCAGCTGTACGATCTTCTTCTATAAAATCCACCGTCTACAAGTATAGCTGTTATAGTGTCATCATTTTTAGCCATTTTTTCCTCCTAAAATTAAAAGCCTTAGGCTCACCGAATCCCTTATAACGGGCGGTTACTACTAAGGCTTTGTTAACATTTATACACCCATAAATCTTGGATGTACTTATATAATATGCCTTAGTTTTTAATTTGTAAACCCTTTTTTTGAAATTACTATAAAAATAATTTGTTTAAAGCATTTTTTTATGAAAATCATAAATTTTATATTTTGTTATTTACTAACTACGTCTAAGCGCATTTTACTGCATATTTATAGAATTGATTTTTATGATTTTCCGATTTTTTATATAAACACTATGAAGTGTGTTTACCGTATTTGGTTATGTATAGATTTAATTTATCACCTTACGCTAATTATTATTTTCAATTTCTAAAGTTTGCCTATATTCTGCAGCAGTAGGGACTTTAATAAAATCTACTGTTTTATTATAATTCCTTTTTACTACATCTTCTATTTCATCGAGTGTAACCTTAAAGAATTCTTTTCTAAAATTTACTTTATTTACACTTCTATCACGGAATGTTTGGTGCAATATATTTTCTAGTTCAGGGGCATTATCACTAAAAATCATTGCATGAACATCAAATTCAAAAGGAACAGAAGCGCTGCTTAATTCTTTAATTCTATCCATAGGTTCTAGTCTGCGTGTCATACCAATTTTATAAATATTTTCTCCAAATGAGCCAATATTAGAAATAATATATACAAATCCGGCTCTTGCGTTCATCTCCCTATCAAGAACAACTTGTTTTTCTTCTTCCAATTTTTTTATTTTTTCTTCTAATTCACGTATTTTATCCATATATAATTCTTTTTCAGCTTCATTAGAAGTTTTTTGCAGATATTTCATCATTCGTGTAACTTCATTGTTAAATTGCTTCTGGTCTTTTTCTAATTTTTGCTTTTGTTTTTCTATTTCTCTTCTTACCTTTTCTTCTTCTACCATTTGCTCTTTAATTGCTTTTTGTATATCTTTTTCATTATTTTTTTTCATTTCATATAGATATAGCGTGTTTAATTGATCTAGTTTAATTTGTAACCAGTTTTGATTTAATTGAATACCATCAGTTTCAAAAATCTTATTTAAACTATTGAATGAACGAGTTATTTTATTTCGGGAAGTATCGATATTTTTTATAGTGACTTTATTCATTACATTGTCACATTCTGCATTAAATAAACGGGTTATTTGTTTTGTGTTGTTTGCTATAAATTTTTTGTCCTCAATGTAAGGTGATATAGTAAGTAGTTTGCCATTTTTTAAATCATTCTCTTCATTAATACGAGAAATACTTAATTTATTTTTGTATTCTTCAGAAGTGATGTTTTCAAAATCAGCAAAATCGAAATGCTTTTTTATTGCTTCTGATTTTAAAGTGTCTAGTTCATTTAATAAATTTTGTTTCTCTTCATTTAAGTTTTCAATATCAATTTTGAGATTTTTAACATTGATGGCTAAATTTTTATTTAGATCAGATTCTTTTTCTTTAATGCTTTTTTCTAAAGTTTGGACTTTTTCAGAATACCCTTTTTCTATACTGGTTATTTTTGCTTCCAAATTCTGAACTTCTTTAGAGTAATTGTTTTTTGCTTCCTCTAATTTAGAATTGTAATCAATGATACCAAAAACATATTCTTCATGACCTATTAAAGGTTGGTATTGTTGCATTAATAGTTTAATTTTCTTTTGTCTAATGAATTGCAAAGTAATAGCAATTATTAATGGTATTCCATAAAGAACCCAAAAAAATGCTAAAAAAATAGCAAAATAAGGGCTGTAATACCATTTATTTAATTTTTCAAATTCTTCTTTTGTAATTTTGTTCATATAGTTGACCCCTCTCTCCAATTATTTAATTCCAAATTTCTTTTTTAATAATTCAATAATATCACGAACTTCTTTTTCGCATTGTTCGGCATATTCTTGTGGACACGTAAAATGGTTTTCAAAGATGTGAATAAGTTCATGTATAGCAGTTGTTTGCTGTTGATATTTGCAGCAGCGTGCATTAATGGTAACTAAATATGACTCACCATTATAATATGCAAATCCCCTCACATAAGAGGACATACTTTCCAGCACTAAACTAATATTGTGCCATCTTAGAAAGTCCTCAAATTCCATATAATCATCTCGTTTCTTTATTAAATGTATCGATGATTTTTAGTATTTGTTCTAGATCCTTTGGTTCTAGTTTTTTTGCTTTATCAAATAGAATAGCAAGTTGATCATTTTCAACTATTTCCTTATATAGTTCTAATAATTCGGGTTGATCTTTCAAATATTCAATATTTTCTTCATAGTCACCTAATTGCGAATTTTCCCAACCCATTAGATTACTAGGAGTAGTTTTAAGTACCTCAGCAAAAGCTATTATTTTTGATTGTGGCAAATCAACAACACCTTTTTCAATTTTTGCAATCATACTTTTATCTGCATAACCCATTTTTTTAGCTAAATCTGTTTGTGTCATACCTAGTAATTGTCTTTGTTTTTTTATATTTTTATAAAGTTGTAACACGAATATCACCTCTTTTACTTTTACAAATAAACAATACCATAAAGTGTAAAGTTATTCAACATTTTTGATAAAAAGGTTGACAATAATTCAACTTATTAGTATACTGAATTTAGTTGAATTAAATGCAACTTTAGAAAAGGGGTGAAATAATGGTTGACATTGATATGTTAAAAGAAAAAATAAAAGAAAGTGGTATGACAATTACTGCAATTTCTAAAAAAACTGGTATATTGCGCGAAACTATCTATAATCGTTTAAATGGTATAGGAGAGTTTACAGCTTCTGAAATTGTAAGATTAACCGCAGTATTACGTTTAACAAAAAGTGAAAGAGACCAAATTTTTTTAAGTAAAAAGTTGAATTAAATGCAACTAAGACTAACTGTATTAATTGTAAATTCATCGACCAAATAAATTATAACTCTAAATAAAAATGGGTGTCCTAAAAAGACACAAATAAAAAACCGTAAAAATAGAGTTAAAAGTAAAAAACTACAAAAGGGAAAGGAGAATTATATGAATGAATTATTAAAGGTTAATTACGGTAGTGAACGAATTACATTATCAGCAAGAGAATTACATGAGTTTTTAGAGTTAACTGAAAGATTTTCAAGTTGGTTTGAAAGAATGAAACAATATGGTTTCGTTGAAAATCAAGATTATTTGGGGTGTAAAGTTTTTAACACCCTAGCAAGACAGGAATTACAAGATTATCAAATCACAATCGAAATGGCGAAAGAAATTTCAATGTTACAAAGAAATGAAAAAGGAAAACAAGCACGTCAATATTTCATTGAATTAGAAAAGAAATGGAACAGTCCTGAATTCATTATGAATAGAGCATTGGAACTATCTAAACAAAGATGCGATGCGCTTCTTCTTGAAAATCAAGAACTTAAGCCTAAAGCGTTATTTGCCGATGCAGTAGCAACAAGCAAAACTTCAATATTGGTAGGTGATTTAGCAAAGATTTTAAAACAAAATGGAATCAATATTGGTGCAAATAGACTATTCGCTGAACTGAGAGAAAAAGGCTATTTAATCAAAAGAAAGGGTAGTGACTGGAATATGCCTACTCAAAAAAGTATGGATATGGAATTATTTGAAATCAAAGAACATACACACATTGATGGTAATGGGTGCAATGTTACTACGAAAACACCTAAGGTAACTGGAAAAGGGCAGGTGTATTTTGTTAACAAGTTTTTAGGTGACAGATTATAGAAAGGAGGTGAGGAAAGTGGACGAATACAACATTAGTGTTGAAGAGATTATGAAAATAACACATAAAGGGCGTGACTGGATACTTAATGCAATCGAAAGAGGAACGTTCCCTGGAAGCATTACTGTAAGTCCTGGTGGTCGCAGAAGTGCTCATATCCCTCGTAAAGCATTCTGGGATTATATGGAAAATGACCATGTGTCAGTGGATGGCGAGTACCTGGAGGAAGCCTCCGGACGTATTGTAGAAAAAGCATTAAATGAATTTATGCCGTTAATTCAGAGTGTTATTCAGCAGGAAATAAAAAAAGCCGTTGCGGGAACAACGACTAACAAAAATCAACCATCTTCATTATAGAAGATATTCAGGAGGAAGTCAAAATGGAAGATAAGATTAGGGCTTTAGTGAAAGAATTATTTGATTCAGGTATGACTTTAGATGAAATCATTGAAACTGTAGCATCTATTGCGATGACTGAGGACTTTAAGAGGAGCACTAACCATGAATCTAAATAATTTAAGACCTCGTGGAATTTTAACCATTGTTGCAGCAATATATTTTCTTGCTGAAATAGTGACATCAATTGTAGGTATGGTCCTATGAAAGATCGTACTTTTATCAAAATACTGATATTTGCTTTAGCAATGTTCATTGCGATAAGTGTTTACCAGGTATTAGTAATTAGAGATTTAAAGTCTAGTCTCGAGACGGTAACAAAGGACCGTGACTGGGTGATTGAGAAATATAACCAAAAGGAGAAAGAAAAATGAAAAATGTAAGGTTGAAACAGATGAAGTTGAGAAACTTCAAGGGAATCAAAGAACTGGATATTGATTTCAATTTGTTGGATACAAATATCTATGGAAAAAATGCAACAGGTAAAACGACATTAGTAGATGCTTTCAGTTGGCTGTTCTTTAATAAGGATTCAAGTGGTGCAAGTGATTTTGATGTGAAAACTAAAACACCTAATGGCGAATATCTTCATAATTTAGAACATTTGGTTGAAGCAGTTGTTGAAGTAGATGGAACTGAGACTACATTTAAAAAGGTATTCAAAGAAAAATACACTAAACAGCGTGGAAGCACTACAGCATCATTTACTGGGCATACAACGGACTATTTCGTTGATGACGTGCCGCGCAAAAAGAAAGAATACGATGAAACAGTTAATGAACTGTTTGATAGTAATATCTTTTCGATTATTACTGATCCATTTTATTTCAACACAAGAATGAAATGGCAGGACCGAAGAAAAACTTTGATTGATATTTGCGGTGATGTATCTGATGAAGTTGTGATTGCTTCCAATAGCGATTTAGCACCTTTAAACGGTGTTCTAGCATCTAAATCAGTTGATGACTACAGACTTCAATTAAAGAGCAAAATGAAACCTATAAATGATGAATTGAAAGCAATCCCTATTAAAATCAATGAAGCAAATCTTGCTATTCCAACCGATATTGAAACGATTGATGAAGATAAATTAACTTACATCAACAATCGTATTAATGAAGCGGAAAGCAAAAAGCAAAGGATATTAAGTGGTGGGATAATAGCTGAAAAAGAAAAAGAGATCATCCAACTCAATAATCAAAAAATAATGCTTCAAAATGAGCGCCCTGATATTAAATCGCTTCAGGATGAAGAATTTGCTTTGAGTATCAAAATCGATTCATTGGAGCGCAAAAAAGAACGTGCTGAAAATGAAATACGAGCAAAGAAATCACAACAGAAATCTAATGAATTAATGCGTGATGAATTAAGAAATAAATTTACTGAAGTAAACAATATGCAGTATGACGAATCAAAAAATATATGTCCTCACTGCGGGCAGGAGCTGCCGCAAGAAAAAATTGTTGGCTTCATGGAAGATTTCAATATCAATAAATCTAAACAGTTAGAAAATATCAACAAGGATGGAAAAAGACTTAAAGAACAGTTTGAATCTATAAATGAAGATATTCAGGTATTAGAAAAAGATATTCAAAACCATCAGATTCTAATCAACGATTATAAACTTAAATTGAAAGAAGTTGCTAAAAAAATCGCAAATGCTAATGATGATTTTGCCAAGAAACAGCAGCCGAAATTAGATGAGATTGATGAAAAGATTGTTAATACTGAACGTGAAATGGAATTCTTGAAATCTAATACAGGTGAAGAAGTTGCAAAGATTAATGAGGAAATCGGCATGTTAAAAGAGCAGTGTTCACATTATGAAGAAATAAAAGCAAAAGAACGTCTTGCTAAAACTCAAATAAACCGAATTGCCGAACTTGAAGCAAGAGAAAAAGAATTATCTAAACAATACAACGATATGGATAAGATGCTTTATTTAACAGATTTATTCATCAAAACAAAAGTAGCTATGCTTACTGAAAAGATTAATAGTCACTTCAAGTTATGTAAATTTAATCTATTTGAAGAACAGATTAATGGCGGTTTGAACGAAGTTTGTGAAGTAACGGTTAATGGTGTTAATTACACTGATTTAAACAATGCAATGAAGATAAATGCGGGCTTGGATGTTATCAATACAATTTGTGATTATTCAAATACATATGCACCTATCTTTATTGATAATGCTGAATCAGTTAATGAAACAATTAAAACCAATTCACAACAAGTAAGATTATATGTAACTGAAAATGATGAAACATTAAGAATTGAAAATAAATAGAAAGAGAGAAGAAAAACATGGAAATAAAAAAAGAAACAAGTTTTAGCGGTTTAGAAAAAGAAGGTAACGAACTATTCAATATCAATCATTCATTTGAATTAGAAAAAGACGGAATTTCAACATTTCTAGGAATCGGTGTAAGCGATGTTGTTTGGGAAATTATGCGGACAATAAAAAAAGAAGATGAATTCAAAAAGTATTTGGAACAGGCATCAGAAATTGTTAGCAAAATTGGAATTGAGTTAAATAATTTAACAGTTAAATTCATTAAAAGTAATTTAACAACTGAAGAAATATTAAAAAATGTGAAGCCTGAAGAACTAGCAGAAAAGATTTTAAAAAGAATGTTTGAAGATGGGGGAATGGAATAATGACACAAGTACAAACAAAAGAACCAAAACAAGAAATTGAATTATCTGTTCAACAGTTAGAAAAACAGGGATTAGTATTACCAAAAAATATTACTGATACGGTATTTAATACATTGTCAGTTTACCAACAGCAGGGAACAGTTTCATTCCCTCGGAATTACAGTGTAGGGAACGCTTTAAAAGCTGCATATCTTATCTATCAAAATGATTCAAAACTACAAAAATGTACAAATGCATCAGTTGCTAATGCTTTGCTTGATATGTGTATTGGCGGTTTAAACCCTTCTAAAAATCAATGCTATTTTGTACCGATGGGTGACCAATGTACGCTTATGACTTCTTACTTTGGGAAGCAAACAATGGTGAAACGTATTAAAGGAGTTATTGATGTAAGAAGCGATGTCATTTATAAAGACACATGCTACGAACTAACACTTGATGTATATGGTAATGACGATATTAAAATCACTGGTCCATGTCCACTTGATAAAAGAAAAAGCGAGAATATCATTGGTGCATGGGCAAGAATTATTCTCGATCCTGAAGTATGGGGAGTTGAAACATACACAGCAATAATGACATTAGAAGATATTCAAAATGCATGGTCAATGGGCAGTGCTTATGGAAAATCTAAAGCACATCAAAAGTTCATGGCTGAAATGGCTAAAAAATCAGCTATCAACAGATGTATCAAAAACTTTATCAATACACGTGATGATCAAGATATCTTAATTGATACATTGAATCGGGTAACTTCAAATGAATATAGCGAACCTGATGTTTATAACGATGTGCAATATCAAGTAAGAGAAGAACAGGCTACACAGGTTATTGATATTCCACACGAGCCACAGGAAGTGCCAAAACCACAAACACAACCAAATACACCTAAAGAAGAAAAACAAGCCACAGCGCAAGTGAAACAAGAACAAATGGGAATGGACTGGTAATGAAAATTAAATCTATAGCAAGCAGCAGTAAAGGAAACGCTTATTTAATAAGCGATTTCCAAACTACTGTACTTGTTGAATGTGGGATACCGCTTAAAGAACTAAAAAGAAAAACAAATTTTATTGTTCCTGGTGTAATTGATGCTTGTTTGGTGAGCCACGTTCACCAAGATCACTCTAAGTCGCTAAAAGATTTATTGAATGCAGGTGTTAGGTGCTATGCACTAAAAGAAGTGTTTGAAGCTAAAGGGCTTAACAAACATCACAGAGCAAAAAGAATTAAACATTTAAAGCAGATTGATATAGGCACATTTAAAATAATTCCTTTGGAAATGAATCATGATGTTCCCTGTATTGGTTTTCTAATTTATTCGGTTGTGACAAATGAAAAACTGTTGTTTGCAACTGATACATATATGATCAAGTATGCTTTCCACGGGCTTGATTACATCATGATAGAAGCGAATTATGATGTGAACCTGGTAGAAGATGATGCATTGAAGAATAGACTTTTCAAAAGTCATATGGGCATTGATACAACAATCAATTATCTAAAATCAATAGATTTATCAAATGTAAAGCAAATCTATCTACTGCATCTGTCTAGCAGGCATTCTAATGAAGCAGATTTCAAAAAACGTGTGCAAGCTGCAACAGGAAAACCAGTTGTGGTTTGTGAAGAATGAAAGGTTGATTGCTTTGAATCATATACAAATACTTGAACTATTGGAAGCAATATTCAAAAAAGTTCTTTCAAATCACTTACAGCAAAAAATTAGTTAGATTCAAAAGTAGAAAGGAGTAAGAGTTGTGCGCACATAAAACTCATGAGTTACTCCGTATTTTAAATGAAAGTATTAAGTTTATTCAGTGGTGCTGGTGCTTTTGAAAAGGCACTAGATAGATTAGAAATACCATATCAGTTAGTCAATTACTGTGAAATTGATAAGTATGCAAGTAAAGCATATGCAATGGTCCATGATTGTGATGAATCATTGAATTTAGGAGATATTACAAAGATTGATACTTCCCTATTACCAAATGATATTGATTTGATTACATATGGTTTCCCTTGCCAGGACATTTCATTAGCTGGTAAGCAGAAAGGTTTTGAAATAGATGGTGAAAGAACAAGAAGTGGATTATTCTTTGAGGCATTAAGAATCATTGAGGACACAAAACCACGTATTGCAATCGCAGAGAACGTTAAAAATCTTACGAGCAAGAAATTTCAAAAGGAATTTGGTATTGTTCTTTCATCACTTGAACAGGCTGGCTACAACAACTATTGGCAAGTTCTGAATGCTAAAGATTATGGCATACCACAAAATCGTGAACGTGTATTCATTGTTAGCATCAGAAAAGATATCGATAATGGAATGTTCAAGTTTCCTAAACCTTTTGAACTCAAGTTGAGATTAAAAGACATGCTAGAAGATGGAGTGGATGAAAAGTATTATATTTCAGATAAAATGATTGAATATATTTCAAATAAAGGAACTAAAAATTTTAAAAACTGTGATAGCAGGATAAATTTAGAGGTTGCTAGACCATTAACCACCGACCAAAACAAAAGAGCAGGAAGTGTTTGGGATAAAGAAGGATTAGCACCAACTTTAGATACTATGCAAGGCGGTTATAGACAGCCATGTATAGAAATCAAAGAAGCAACTAAAAAAGGATATAAAGAAGCCTATGAAGGTGATGGGGTGTACTTAAATAGACCACATCAGAAACGTGGAGTTGTTCAAAATGGGATGATTCAGACGTTAAAAACATCATGCAGTGATGTCGGAGTGGTAGTTAGTGATAAACCAATTTGTGTTGGTCAAGTATCAACAGGAAATTCACAAGCTGGTAAGGTATATAGTCCTGATGGAGTTAGTCAAACATTGTGTGCTGGAACTCATGGTTATGCTATGGGGAATATAGAGCATAATTTAAGAATACGTAAATTAACACCTTTAGAGTGTTTTAGATTGATGGGATTCGATGATGATGATTTTTACAAAATAAAGGGGATATCCAACACACAGCTTTATAAGATGGCAGGGAATTCTATTGTTGTTGACGTTCTTGTGCATTTGTTCAAAAACTTATTTGAAGCACTTGAATCTGACGAACATGCTGAAATAATAAAGCAGCCGACATTGTTCGACTTAGACAAAGAGGAAGAATTTATGGAAGAAAAACAAGAATTGATTACAAATGAAAATATGATCAAATGGAATGAAATAGATGATCTAATTGGAAAACCTGTCTTTGATAAAGATAATGATGCATGGCGCATACTAAATGGCTATCAAAGAGTAAAGAAAGATTACTTTGTTTCATTTACAGATAGTGATGATTTTGAAGAAGTTGATTTTAACCGTACAAATTTATATAGAAACGAAGAATTAGCATATAAAAAATAATACCCCACAGGGTATAGAAAGAAAGAGGAAAGAGAAATGGAAAATACAATGTTAAGAGATTTAGGAGAATATATTGAACAATTAGTTAATGGTCAGGTTGCCCCTGAAATTGTTGAACATGAAGGTGTTGATTATATCAGAACAGCATATGGATTTGAACAATTAAACAAACCAAAAACACGCAAAATCGAAGCAAATAGCTTAGATGGCTTAATTAAATTAATCAAAAACAATAATAAAGATGCATCTGATGTGTTTGGAATTTATTCACCTTTGATTGTAAGAGTTGATTTTAATTGTATTGAAGTCATGAGTGCGTTAAATGCTGATAAAAGTAGAAATTATCTTTTTGAAGCTAACCCAATGATTCCATCATTAAGAATTGGTTATGATATGTCGGTTGAAGAAATGATCATCTTGTTATCAACTTCATTCATCATGACTGAAAATACAGAAAAGTTCATCAATTCATTATCTTCACTAAGAGTTGTTGAAGAAGTTGAATTTAATGATGATGGTGTTGGTCAAACAGTTACAGCTAAAAAAGGTGCATCAGTGAATGCGAAGTTCCAGGTGCAGCCTATCGTTAAGTTGAAACCTATTAGAACTTATGAAGAAATTGAACAAGTAGAATCTAAGTTCTTATTTAGAGTTAATAAAAATGGAACTGTATGCTTGCGTGAAGCTGATGGCGGACAATGGAAATATGAAGTTCAAAAAAGAATCGTTGCTTATTTAGAAGAATATTTAAAAGATTTGATTGAAGAAAATAAAGTTGTTGTAGTTGGTTAGAGGTAAGAAAAATGGATGAATTAGTTAAAGCAAAAGATGTTAAAAAAATTGGTATTCTAGGAATCCAAAACGGACAGATCATAAAAAATATTGATTATGAATTAGAAAAAATCATTAAAAATATCAACGATATAAATACGGATGATAAGCCACGTGAATTAAATGTAAAAATTAAGATTATTCCTATTAACAATAAAAAGCAACTGGTAATTGAATGTACACCAACCGCTAAACTAAGACCGCTTAATAAAGTTCGGTCAACACTATTCAATATTCAGGAAGCAGATAAAGAAACTGGTGTTATTCTTAATAAATTACAAGAAATTCCTGATTATGCAGATGGTCAAATGAATATTGATGGCGAAATTAAAGAAGCTCCAAAACCGTTTTATATCGGTGTGGATATGTAAGAGGTAATCGAGATGTTAGAACAGTTAAAAGAGTTGTTAGAAATGCAGCGTGTTCTTGATGAAGCGATTTTAAAAGAACATGTCAATATATATGATGAAAAGATTGCGGATCAAATGAAAATTGCTTTATTTGTTGAATTAGGTGAGCTGATGAATGAAATGCCTACTAAATTCAAGCATTGGAAAAAGACAGCTAAAGACAACCGAGAAAAAGCCCTTGTTGAATACGTAGATGCATTACATTTTCAAATGTCGTTATTTAATTATTATGAATTAGGAATTCATGAAAGAAATCATGATTATAACAATATGCTAGTAAGAAGTACAGATATAATCATCTGCTTATCAAATTCAACAAATCATTGTGATAATATATTAGGTCTATCATATTTGTTTGATTTAGGCTACATTCTAGGCTTCACGTGGAGTGAAATATATGAAACATATAAAGCTAAGAACGCAGTTAATTATGAAAGGCTAAAAAATGGGTATTAATTATGATTTTATCAATTGATCCAGGGAATGAGTATTCAGCTTATTCCCTTCTAGATGAAAATTTAAAGCCTGTTAAATTTGGAAAAGTATTAAACCATGATTTATTAATAATATTGGAAGAATTATTTTTAATCGAGTGTATAACTGATGTTGCTATTGAAATGATTGCATCATATGGCATGGCAGTAGGAAAAACAGTTTTTGATACTTGTGTTTGGATTGGTAGGTTTTATCAGCTTATTAGTGAACGATCAAATATAAAACCTACATTCATATATCGTAAAGATGAAAAAATGTGTATTTGCGGAAATATGAAAGCGAAAGATTCTAACATTAGGCAAGCGCTAATAGATCGATTTGCAAATCATGATTTTAAGAATGGAAAAGGAAATAAAAAAAATCCTGATTGGTTTTATGGATTTAAAGCCGATGTTTGGGCTGCATATGCGGTTGGAGTAACATATCATGAACTAAAAAAAGAAACTTAAATTTTGGCTTGTAAGAGGTTTCTAATTAAATAGATATAAATGACCAAAAAGTTAAAAATCTCTTAACAGGCTTTAAATAAATGAAAAAATAGAGGTGTTTAGATGGTTTTAATTGTGATACTGATTTTAATTATAGTTATTTTGCTGCTAGCGATAGATAAATTGATTAGTGATAGAAACTACTGGAAGCAAGTAGCTTATGAAAAGCAGCAAATAATGAATAAATGGTGGTATGAAGATAACTAAAAAAGATTTAGCAATGTATAAAGAAGCACAAGAAATTAAAACAGCCACGTGTAATATCACGCAGGCAAGGTTAAGACAAACAAAATACGGTTATTATCGCTGGAAGGCTTCAGGTCTTAGCATTTCAAAGTATCTTTACATTGCAGATAATGAAGATAAATTCTTCGGAAAGGAAAATGAGAATGTTAAATAAATTATGTTGTATTGGAAGGCTGACAAAAGACCCCGAATTGAGAAGAACACAACAAGGCACCGCAGTAGCATCATTCAATTTAGCTTGTAATCGAACATTTAAAAGTGCAGATGGACAGGAAGCGGATTTTATACCTTGTGTTATTTGGAATAAGGGGGTAGAAAATGTTGAAAGATATTGTTCCAAAGGATCGTTGATTGCAATTGAAGCTAGGATGCAGTCAAGAAGTTATGATAATTCACATGGACAAAAAGTATTTGTTCTTGAAGCAGTATGTGAAAGCGTTCAGTTTTTAGATAGTAGAAATAAAGAAAATAAAGCACCTGAGCAACAAAATAGTTTTAATGGTTCGAATAATAATTTTGATATATCAGAAGATGATATACAGTTTTAGAGGTGAGTATTGTGGCAAAGTCTGATAAAAAATACTACTGGTTAAGGCTGCAAAAGGACTTCTTCAAAAGGCACGATATAAGGATTGTTGAATCTATGCCAAATGGAAAGGATTATATACTGTTTTATTTGAAGGTTATATGTGAATCAGCAAATCATGGTGGAAATCTAAGATTTAGTGAAACAATACCATATAGTGAAGAAATGCTTGCAACTATTACTAACACAAATGTTGATGTTGTAAGAAATGCAATCAAGATATTTCAAGAGTTAAACATGATTGAAGTATTAGATAATGGAACGTACTTTATGCATGAAGTACAAAATATGGTTGGATATGAAACAGAATGGGCAATAAAAAAGCGTGAATATAGAAAAAAAGTGAATGCCCAAAATGTATTGCAAAGTGAAAATAATGCAATTAAGGCATTAAAAGGTGGACAATATGAGGACAATGTCCTAAACGTAAGGACAAATAAAGGACAATGTCCTAAAAAAGAGGACAATGTCCGACAAGAGAAAGAGAAAGAGAAAGAGATAGAGATAGAGAAAGAGATAGATATAAATAATAATATATATAATGCTCAGAGCGATAAAATCACTCATGAGCCAACACCTATCGAACCATCTATTATCACTATAACTTTAAATGACAAATCAGAATATCCGATCTATCAAAGTATGATTGATGAATGGAATGAACTATATCCAAATGTTGATGTACTTCAAGAGCTTAGAAAAATGAAAGGCTGGTCAAATGCTAATCCTGCAAAAAGAAAGACTAAAAAAGGAATTCAAAGATTTATTAATGCGTGGCTCGCAAGAGAGCAGGACAAACCTAGAAAAATCCAACAACAAACTACAAAAGACTTGGCATCAAATTTAGATTTCAATGAGTTCTACTAATGACACCAAATGAATTTACTAAAGCTATGACATTTCTAGGTTTGAATTATAATAAAGGTTTTACAACCGAACATATACAAATGCTGTATCCGAGATTTGCTAGTTACAGTTATGAGCAAATCAAGGAAGCAATACGTAAATGTATCGATAATGAGAAGTACATAAACAATATAGCATATGACTTAGGGCAGTATTTGCCTTCTGTGGAGCAAAAAATGAATAAAACGTTGGAATATGCCAATGACTTCAAAATGTGTCCTAGAACTAAAAAAATATGCCCACTTGATCCAGTATGGATATGGGCAGTAACTAACTTTGATTAAAAAGAAGGGGATAGGAATGCTGAATATAATATTAACCATATTGTTGGTAATGGCTTTATTTACATTAGGTTGTTTTATTATATTGAATTCTCTTGAAGAAAGATATAGGGAATTGGAGGATGAAGAGAATGCTAAAGATAGAGAAGATTAAAGAAAAGATTAAAAATTTTGATAATAGTGATAGTCTTTGTTGTTACTTAGCACAAATGGTAACTAATAAAGGTGATAAAAATAATTGCAGTAGAAAAAATACAACTTCTTGCAGACAATGCTTAAAGCTGTCACTTATGGATTTATTAGAAGAATATAAAGAACCAGTCAAACTTACTCGATTTGAGTATGAATATTTAAAAGTTGCTAAGGAAAATGAATACAACTTTATTGCAAGAGATAATGATGGTTGTGTGTTTTTGTATAGAAATAGACCATGGAAAGACGAACTTTCTTGGGATTACAGTGGCAAATTTATGATTGTGTTTGAAGAATTGTTTAAATTTGTTAAGTGGGCAGATGAAGAACCCTGCAACATCGATGAAATATTAAGCAATTGTGAGGTAATTGAAGATGAAAAAAGTTAATCCAGCGGACATATTAATTAGTCCGCTTGGAATGGAAAATTTATTAGTTATTGATCAGGCTAATGATGAGGTAATTAAAAATAATGAACTACTTTTGGATAAACCGTATTTTTCTTTAGAAGAGGTGTTAGAGGGTTTAAATAAAGACGGACATTATTTAATTATTGTCGAGGGTCCGTTACATGGTGAAATTTATCGATATAACAATTATGGTGGACAAGAAGTGTATTTGATTGGAAAAACGTGCGGGTACGCATGAAAGGAGAGAAAACAATGACAGTAATAGTTGAAACAACTTCTTTAGCAGAAGAAATAGTTTTTAGAGATATTATAAGAATTGAAGATAAGGAAGAATGGATTGTTTTAAATGATAAAAATGGTCGATGTTTACCAATGCCAAAACAAGGCATTGAAAACATAAAAGTTTTATATATTTTAACAAATAAGGAGGGTTAAATAATGCCTAAATATAGAAAGAAACCCGTAGTTGTAGAAGCTATTCAATGGACGGGAAGTAATTTAGAAGAAATACGTAATTTTGTTGGTAGTAATTTAATCGAAGATTGTGAGGAGCTTTTTGATATAAAGAGGGAATTACAGAAAACGCTAGCTAGTATTGCAATCGACACATTAGAAGAAATAATGACGGTTAATTATGGTGATTATATCATAAAAGACGAACATGGGGATTTTTATCCGTGCAGACTTGATGTTTTTAAACAAACTTATGAAGAGGTGATTGACGATATAACCAAAGACAACGCAACGGAATTTTGTCCAGCTACTCAATTTGATTGGCTACCAAGTAATTGCAATGAACATACATGTGAAAATGGTACTAAAGAATGTTGGAAAGAGTGGTTAAAAGAAAATGATGAATAAAAAAGAGCAATTAAAATTAGAAACAGAGTTAATTCTTTTATTAGATGAATTATGTTCTGATTGTATGTTGTATAGAGGTGTTAAGGAAAAATATGTAATAGCAAGTACGCTATTTAGAGGTAAGTTTGCATTAAGTCGTATCGTTGATTGCAACCATATTTATAAAGCGATTGAGGAGAGCGAAAAGCAATGTTTATCGCCTAGAGAAGTATTTAAAATATTTGTAAATAAGGGGTGGATTTGATGGAAAACAAAAAAGTGCTGATGATCAAATTACTGAATCTTTATGAGCAAAGACAGTTTGTAAGGCCTAAATGTTCAAAAATCATCATTGATGAATATATTAGAAAATTGGAAATTGAGTTGGGGGTACTGCTTAATAATGGCAAAGAAAAAAGAAATTGAAAAATTGATTGATGATACTGTTTCAAAAACGGTTAATGAGTTATTAAAGCAAAAAATGATTAAAAAAAGTGATATGAATACATATCAAAAAACAGAGCAGCTTTTATATAATTACAACAATTTCAAAGAAGTTGTAAAGGATAAACAAGAAATGATTGAACAAATTAAACAAGTTGGAATATCAAAAACAAGCTGTTCATTTCTTCCTATGCCCCAAGATACTGGATTTAAGTATATACCATCAGAACAGGAAAAGAATGATGCTGCTATCGCTGAATTAGAATCATCTATTGCAGTTACATCAAACTTTATAAAGTTGATTGATAATGCTTTAAAGACAATTAAAGGTGATCCTTATTACAAGGTTATTGAAGAATGTTATTTTGATGGTAAGAAGCATAGTGCAGTTGCTAATGAATGGGTGACACCTATTGATGAAACAACTATAGGAAGAAATAAAAATAGACTTGTAAAGAAACTATCAATTTATTTATTTAGTGATGATGTGATTAAAGAATTATATTTATAAAAAAAGATGTCCTTATTGGGCATTTTTTATATCATTTTTATCAAAAAATATAACACACTTGACAACTTGCATTTTTAGTGCATTTTCTTGTCATGGTTTTTGCATATTTTAATGATATAATGATTATAGTGAATAAATATAGTTAAGGTATATGTGTTGTGAGGGTTACTCTTTACATATAAAACAGTATATAAGAACAATGGGTTATCAAATATTTTGGTAGCCTTTTTTGTTTGCTGATTTGATACAACTATCTAAATTACAAATAACTAATAATAAAAACTACTATTCCATTGCAGATGTCTTTTTTCTCGTGTTTGATAATCTCCTATTTTTATAAAATCTAAAATGATAGTTGTATCTAATGAGTGAATAAACGTGAATTAAATCAAAATGAAAGGATGTGTTGCATGATGGCAACTAGAATGACAGCTAAACAAAAGCGTTTTTGTGATGAATATCTTATTGACTTGAATGCGACACAGGCAGCTATTAGGGCGGGATATTCAAAGAAAGCAGCAAGACAAGTAGGAAATGAGAACATGTCAAAACCGTACATAAAAAATTACATTGAAGAACGTATGCAAGAAAAAGAAGATTCATTAATTGCTAAACAGGATGAAGTATTGAAGTATCTAACAAGCGTTATGCGTGGTGAATCTAAATCAAGTGTTTTAGCAATGGCTGGTGATGGTGTGCAAAAGGTCATACAAAAGCCCCCTGATGAAAGAGAAAGAACAAAGGCAGCCGAATTATTAGGTAAAAGATATAGGCTCTTCACTGACAAAGTAGAAGTTGAAGGGGCTATTCCTATTGTGATTGTAGATGATATTGATGAATAAGAACGTAAAGAAAATATCATTTAGAGAAATGGTTGGTGGTGGATATGATGAATACTTGCGTTTCAAAGGACGTTACAGGATATGCAAGGGTTCGCGTGCTTCTAAAAAAAGTGCTACAACGTCATTAGACTACATCAAGAACATGATGAAGTACCCACAAGCTAATTTGCTTGTTGTTCGTAAAACAGGTAGGACACTTAAAGATAGTGTTTATACACAATTGAAATGGGCAGTTCACAAGTTCCAAGTTGATGCATTTTGGAAGTTTACTGAATCACCTTTAGAAATGACTTATTTGCCCACAGGACAGAAGATATACTTTAGGGGATTAGATGATCCTTTAAAAGTAACGTCTATTGCTGTTGATGTGGGTGTTTTGTGTTGGATGTGGATAGAAGAAGCCTATGAAATAACAAAAGAAGATGATTTCAATATCCTTGATGAATCGATTCGTGGATCTGTTCCACCAGGATTGTGGAAACAGATTACTTTAACATTCAACCCGTGGAATGAAAAGATATGGATTAAAAAGCGTTTCTATGATATCGAACCTGATGAAGATATACTAGCAATAACAACAAACTATATGTGCAATGAGTTCCTTGATGAAGCTGATTTAAGAGTGTTTGAGCGTATGAAAAGAGATAATCCAAAACGTTATAAGGTTGCTGGTTTAGGTAATTGGGGTATTGTTGATGGCTTAGTATATGAAAATTGGAAAGAAGAAGAATTTAACATTGATAAAGTAAGGCAATTATCTACTGTTAAAAGTGCTTTTGGTTTGGACTATGGTTATACAAATGATCCAACTGCTTTATTTTGTGGGTTAATTGATAAAACAAATAAAAAGATTTATGTTTTTGATGAAATGTATAAAAAAGGTATGTCTAATGAGCGTATTTATGAAGAAATAAGCAAAATGGGATATGCTAAAGAAAAGATTATAGCAGATAGTGCAGAGCCTAAGTCTAATGATAGATTACGAACATTAGGGCTAAGAGGTGTTAAAGGTGCTAGAAAAGGCAAAGACAGTATAAAAAACGGAATAGATTTTATACAAGACTATGAAATTATTATTCATCCTAGGTGTGTTAATTTCATTACTGAAATAAGTAATTATCAGTGGGATAAAGACGAGTTCAACAACAAATTGAACAAGCCTATTGATGATTTTAACCACTTAATGGATGCTATGAGATATGCATTAGAAGGATATAGTAAAGGTGAAATCTATTCATGGGATTAGGGGTGAAAGAAATGAATGGAACAGGATATTTTAAAGGAAAAGAAGTTGTAGATGTAATACAATATAGTGATATGCATAGTGTTAGATTTAATACACCATATGCTTTTTATGTTATTTGCAAAGATGGTTCAAAATATGAAGTTAGTAGTGATGAAGCTAAAAAGCAAGCTGATTTTTTGTCTCGAAAAGAAGAAAAGAATAGCAGCATGAAAATCAATGTTTTAGGTACTGAATATGATGTTGAAATGCTAGAAGAACGTGATGAAACAATGGGAACAGTGAATTGTGATGGGTATACTGATTTTTCTTCAAAAGAAATAAAGGTTTTAAAAGCAGAAGAAAAACCTGGCAATCAAAAAGATATTTTTAAATATCAAAATACTGTATTAAGGCATGAGATTATTCATGCTTTTTTATATGAGTGTGGAATTGACCATGGTATGCAGTTTCACAATGAAGAATGCGTTGATTTTTTTGCAATACAGTTTGATAAACTTGCAAAGATTTTTGAAGATGCAGGGTGTAAGGGGTGATTAAATGCTTAATGCAATAAGAAAAGGAGTGAGTTGGTTGGATGCTAAGTTGAATAATCCATTAGAAGAAACAGCAAATAACTTGAAGTGGCTTGAATTAGAATTGGAAGCGTGGCTTGATTCTAAAGAACGTGAGGATCAAATAAAAGCGGATAGGTATTATAGAGATATACAAGATATAGCTAAATACAAGCGTATGGCAATTGGTGAGGGTGGCGAACTTGAAGAAGTCAAGAACATGCCCAACAAAAGGACACTAGACAATCAGTATAAAAGACTTGTCAATCAGAAGGTTAATCATTTGGTTGGTAAACCTTTTGCTATCGACACAGAAGAAGCGTATTCTAAAGTATTGAGCAAATACTTTAAGAAGCGCTTTTTTAAATTGCTGAAGAGTGTTGCGAAAGATGCTAACAATGGTGGTATCTCTTATCTATACCCATACTATGATGATAATGGTGTTTTCAAGTTCAAACAATTCAAGTCATATGAAATAAAGGTGTTTTGGCGGGATGATGAACATACTGAAATAGATTTCTTTTGGCGCTATTATAAAAAGCCAGTTAGATTCTCAAATGGTCATGTTGAAGATATAGAACATCTTGAAGTGTACACAATAGAAGGTGTTAGATACTTTATCTATAAAGGTGGAAGATTGCTATATGATCAAGCAAAAGGTGAAAGAATATATAATTATCTTACTTTTGTCAAAAGCGTTGGTGGTGAAGTTGTTGAAGAACAGTCATTTCAGTTTGAAAAAATACCACTTATTCCGTTCAAACTAAATGATATAGAGCATCCATTGTTAAAGCGTGTCAAATCACTTCAAGATGGTATTAATACAATTACAACTGTATTCACAAACAATATGCTTGAAGATAGTCGTAACACCATTCTTATTATTATGAATTATGATGGTGAAAATTTAGGTGATTTCAGACATAACCTAAGCACTTATGGAGCTATTAAGGTTAGAAACACCAATGAAGAAAAAGGTGGTGTTGATACACTTCAAATTGAAGTCAATGCAGAGAATTATAAAGCAATACTTGATATATTCAAAAGAGCAATCATTGAAAATGGTGGTGGTGCTGATGTCAAGAACTTGAACAGCGGAACACCCAATCAAATGAATATTCAAAGTGCTTATTATGATCTTGAACTAGATACTAATGACACGGAAACAGAGTTTCAGGATTCATTGGAACAATTGAAGTGGTTTATTGACTTTGACATCAATCAAAACGGTCAAGGTGATTTCTTTGATGTGGATGTTGATTTCATATTCAATCGTGATATGCCACAAGATGAAACTTCAATTATTGATAATTTGGTTAAATTAAAAGGTATTATTAGTGATGAAGATATTATCAAACAACTTCCTTTTGGTGATTCTCAAAAGTTAATTGATAATATGAAGAAACAAAAAGAAGAACAAAGGTATGAAGCATTAAAAGAGTATGCGAATGCTTTTGTAAATAATCCGCAAATCAACAATGAAGGTGATGAATAATGCCTGGTAGTGATTATTGGAAAAAGAGATTTGAACTGCTTGAAGATGCCATGAATAACAAGGGTGCGCAATATATGAAGGATTCAGAGGTAATATATCGTAAAGCCATAAGTAACACTGAAAAAGAGATTTCGAGGTGGTATACACGTTTTGCTGATAACGAAGGTATAAGCTATCAAAGAGCGGTTGAAATGCTAACTGGTGATGAATTAAAAGAATTTCATATGGATGTTAAAGAATATATACAAAAAGGAAAAACGTTAGGTATATCTGATCAATGGTCTAAGGAATTAGAACGTGCATCTACAAAGGTCCATATTAGCAAGCTGGAAGCCTTGAAACTGCAAATGCAGCAACAGGTTGAGGAATTGACAGGAAAGAAAGCTAAAGGCATTACTCATCTTATGAGCGATATATATAGCGTTACCTTTTATAAAACAGCTTTTGAAATTCAAAAAGGCTTTGGTGTAGCTACTAATTTTGCTAAGTTGGATAAGAAAGTTGTTGATAAGATCCTTGTTAAACCATGGGCATCTGATGGTTCAAACTTCTCAGAACGTATTTGGGGAAGTCATAGAGCGCAGTTGGTGAACAAATTGCACGAGGGGTTAACAATTAATCTTATACAAGGGAAACCGCCTGATAACTTAATAAAGGAGATTGCAAATACATTTGAAGTTGATAGAAAACGTGCTGCCACATTGGTATTTACTGAAAAGGCTTATTTTCAATCAATAGCACAACGTGATTCGTTCAAAAATTTAGGCATTGAAGAATATGAAAATGTTGCTACATTGGATACTAAAACATCAGAGATATGTCGAGAAATGGATGGTAGGCATTTTAAATTAAGTGACTATCAGATAGGTTTAACTGCTCCGCCTTTTCATCCTAGATGCAGAACTGCAACCGCTCCGTTCTTTGATGATGAATTTGAAGATGAAGTTAAACGTGCTGCAAGGGATGAAAATGGTGACTATTACACTGTACCAGCAAACATGAAGTATGATGAATGGTATAGAGGGTTTGTTGAAGGAGATAAAAATACTCTTGATAAATTGAAACCAACAAAGAGTGCTAAAAAAGTTGAATCAATAAGAACGTTTGATGGTATAATAAAAATACCTAGTAGAAGTTATGATGATATTATTGAATATATTGCTAATATCGATGATACTTCTTTTAATTCAAATGTTAAAATTAAAATTGGTGATGAAGATAATATTTTGAAAGATATAATGGACGAAGTTGGTGCTTCAGGACTTCCAAAATCAATAAGTGAAGATGAATTTAATGTCTTAATAGAAAAGGGAAAACAGGCTTTATATCGAGGTGTTACTGATGAAAAGTTTGTAAAAGAATTTTTAGAAGGAAATGTATTTGTGGGACTAGGGGTTAATGGTAGTGGCATTTATACATCTAGTAGTAGAAAATACGCATTAAGATATGCAAACGAAATTGATGATAATGTAATGAAAATGCTGATAGATGACAAAGCCAAAATAATACCTATTGACAAATTATACAAAGATAAAAAATCTTTTATTAAATACATAGAATCAAAATTCAATGGTAAAAAGAAAGATAAAATATTTAAAATCATTGCTAATAATGGAAAATTTGCTATATTGAATGGTTATGATGTCATTGATTTTGGTATGCATAAACTTGTTTTGAATAGAACTGTATTAAAGGTGGTGAGATATGATGGAAAAAATTAAAAGATTTTATGAGCGATATTCAGACAGCGAAGAATATGGTAGGATACTTTCAAAAACAGCACCACCAGAAGTTGTAGAATGTTTTTGTAAGTATTATAATTCGTATTTGTTTGATGAAAATATGTCACCAGTAGAGGATATTCTTGACAAGACAAGAGAATACCTTGCTAAAAATGGATATGAAGAATATGTTAAAGAAGCGGATAAAAAATATTTAGAATTTATGGAAAGTATATTTGTTTAGGGCACTCACAATGAAATGAGTGCTTTTTTTATCCAAAAATTTAGAAAGGGGTGAAAGAGTGGATATTAAACTTACACTGGAAAACAAACAATTATATCCAGCAGTTGTTAATTTAAGGCAATTTTCAAATAATACGGATATATTAAAATTTGAAATGTCTGATTATATGTATGAAACAACTGATTTATCAAAACTGTACTGCTATGCGGTTTGTGATATGGGTGGAGAAATTGACGAAGTTAAACTTGAAACAGAAGTTGTAGAAAGTAAGCTAAAGATAACTTGGAAAGTTACTGGCTATACTACACAACAGGATGGGCATATCAATTATCAAATTGTATTTAAAAACCTTGATGAAGAACAAACTGTTTTGTGGTTTTCATATCAGGGGATTGTTTTTGTTAACAGTTCAATTGATGCGGATGGATATATAGCGGCTAACTACCCATCTATCCTGCAACAGTGGGAAAAGAGAATGAATGATGCAGATTTTAATTATAATCAAGTTCTCGAAGAAGCAAAAAGGCAAACCCAGCTTGCTGCTGAAGAAGTGAAAAAAGCTGAACAGGAAGTAGCAAAAGCGAAAGAACAAGTTCGTATTGCAACAGAACAGGCTAAAAATGCTACTTCTGAAGCAAATAGGGCTTCTTCCAACGCTGATAAAGCTAAGAGTGAAGCTGATAGAGCAGAAACAATGAAAGATGCCATAAACAAACTTATTGGATATGAACCAGTAGATGCGATTGGCATGGAAGTAGCACAGGCGCGTGGTAAATATGATTTATTAGGTGAACGACTTGATTCAATGGATGAAAAAGTAATAATCCAAGAGAAAGATGGAAGTACCAAATCAGCAGCATTTAAATTTATTGTTACTGATGAAATAAAAGTACCCGCATCTAATGAAATAAAAGTAAGCCCGAATATGGGTATTAAATTAGAAGACTAGGAGGAAATAGAAGAATGTCTAAATTAAATAAAGTAAGAGTACAACTGTTAGATGAGGAAACAGGCTCAGTATTAGAAGAAGTAGATGTTATGACAAGTGCTGATGCAGTGAGTTTTGCTGACGGTCAAACATTTCAGCAAAAACTAGATGCTGGTTTATTAAAAGGTCAAAAGGGCGATACGGGTGCGATAGGACCTAAAGGTGATACTGGACCTAAAGGTGCGACAGGCGATGTTGGACCTAAAGGAGAAAAAGGAGATACGGGTGAAGGATTTAGTATCTTCAAAACATATGCTTCTGTTGCTGCAATGAATGCTGATAAAGCAAATGTGCAACAAGGGAAATTTGTATTAATCGCTTCAAATACAGAAGATGTTGACAATGCTAAACTATATGTAAAAGGTGCAACTGATTTTACATTCTTAACCGATTTGTCGGGGGCTCAAGGTATCAAAGGAGAAAAAGGTAATACTGGGGCAACAGGTCCACAAGGACCGCAAGGTCTTAAAGGAGATACTGGAGCAACAGGTCCGCAAGGATCTCAGGGTCCAAAGGGAGATAAAGGAGATACAGGAGAAACGGTAAGAGTTGGTACAGATTATTCAACAGCAACTCAAGCAAAACTGTTTTTTAAATTAATTAATTAAAAGGAGAAAAAAGGATGGCAATTAAAAAGGGTCAAATGACCGATAATGAAACGGGAGATTTATTATACTTTCAAACATCTTATGATATGGTTACAGATAAGCCTACAAATTTTCCACCTTCAAGCCATAATCACGATGATCGGTATTACACAGAAGCCGAAATGAATACCAAGCTAACCGCAAAGCTTGATACAACTGGTAATGCAAGCAATGTGACTAATACTTTTACACAAGCCAGTACACTTGCAAATTTAACAACTGGTGAAAAATTAAGTGTTTCATTTGGTAAAATTATGAAAGCAATTGCTGATTTGATTTCTCATATTGGGAATAAGTCAAATCCTCATGCGGTTACAAAGTCACAAGTTGGATTAGGAAATGTTACTAATGATGCCCAAGTTAAAAGAAGTGAAATGGGTGTGTCTAGCGGTGTAGCAACACTTGATACAACTGGTAAAGTACCTAGTTCCCAATTGCCTAGTTATGTTGATGATGTACTTGAATATACAAATAAAGCAGGTTTCCCTACAACTGGGGAAAGCGGGAAAATCTATATTGATAAAGCAACAAATATTACCTATAGATGGAGCGGTACCACTTATGTAGAAATTAGTCCATCGTTGGCATTAGGTGAAACTTCAAGCACTGCATATCCAGGTAATAAAGGAAAAACAACAACAGACAATGTTAATGCGATTTTAGCAGGTACAAAAATTGTACCTAAAGCAACAGATGCGAATACATTAGATGGTAAAGATTCAACTAATTTTGCCAGTGCAGCCGATTTAGCTAAGAAACTAGATAAATCAGGCGGTACTATGGAGGGTGTTTTTAATGTAGATACTCTTTATTTTAAAGTCAATACTGCTAGCGGATATAGACAAGCCTTTGGGACAATACGTGGTGGTTTATTGGCATTGGGGTCTGACGAATTGCCCGCAGCTTTGTATGGTTATAATAAGGATCAAAAGCCACAATGGGTATACAAAGAAGGTTCGAACTATGTGTTTAAAGATTTAGCACTTAAAGATGATATTTACCCTGTTGGCGCTATTTATATGAGCGTTAGCCCAACTTCGCCCGCGTCTTTATTTGGTGGTACATGGACACAGTGGGGAAGTGGAAGAGTACCTGTTGGTATAAATACAGGTGATACAAACTTTAATACAGTTGAAAAAACGGGCGGAAGTAAAGAATATGAATTGAGGGCATTAATAGGTGCAGTTGGTGGGAATGTCAATACTATAGGTTATGATAGTGAGGCAGTTGTACCTGGATATGGTTCTTATGACATGGTGCTGGATGCTAGTGCAGGGGCTAAACCACAAGGAGCAAGCAATACTACTAGGGTTGTTAAATCTGATGGTAATCCTGCTACAACCGTACAACCATATATAACCTGTTATATGTGGAAACGTGTTTCTTAAAGGAGAGCAAATATGAGAGTTTTTAATAAAGACAAAACACAGGAATTAAAAGAATATGATTTAAATAAAGGACATTTGGAACTAGATAAATTATTTATTAGACATCACGAAGCTGTAGAAGAAATTAAGGAACAATGGCACTACGAAACTATTGCGGAATATCCGAATGGTGGTAGAGATGTATCAAAAGTTATTGACGTTCCTTATCAAGCTCCTCAAGAAAAGTATGACGAATATGAAGATATTTATGTTTATATTCCTTATACATATGAAGAACTTGAGGAATTAAACAAACCTAGTGAATTAGAAATATTAAAACGAGAACAAGAAGTAACAGCACAAGCTGTTCAAGATTTAATTTTAACAATGATGGGTGGTGAGTAAAATGGCGAATTTTTTAGTTTACAGAATCTTAGATGAAAAATTAACGTATGACAAAGTACCTCAAGCATTAAAAACAGAAGTCAAACGAATTTTAATTGAACTAGGACATGAAGAATTGATTAAATAATAAGGCACTCATTTGATATGGGTGCTTTTTTTGTGGAAAGAGGAAAGTGATTATGAAAAAACTATTTATTTCACAGCCAACGAAAGGTAAGACAGATGAAGAAATCCTAAAGGAAAGAGAAACAGCAATAAAAGAAGCTGAACAATTGATTGGTGAGCCAGTTGAAATTATTGATTCATTTTTTCAAAATACACCTACAGATGCAAGACCACTATGGTTTTTAGGTAAATCATTAGAATTGCTTTCAACTGCTGATGTTGCTTATTTTTCAAAAGGATGGAATGATGCACGTGGATGTAAGATTGAACATGAATGTGCTGTTCAATATGGTATAAAAGCAATTGTTAAATAACTATTGATAACTAAGACATGCCTTTAAGGTGTGTCTTTTTTATATATTCGTTCGGAAAAACGTAAAACTATCAAATCACGTGAAGCAACCACGTATAAAAGCGTAGATGAAAAGTGAGGTAAAAAAGTATGGAAAGAGAATTTTTAAAAGGATTAGGTTTAGAAAAAGATGCTATTGATAAAATAATGGCAGAAAATGGCAAAGACATTGAATTAGAAAAAGGTAAGGTTAAGGATATTCAAAGTCAATTAGTTACTGCCAACAACACGATTAAAGAACGTGATAAGCAGTTAGAAACATTAAAAAACAGCCCTGATAACCCTGAAACATTAAAACAGCAGATTCAACAACTTCAAGATGATAACAAGGCTAAAGATGAAGCACATCAAAAAGAAATCAAAGAACTTAAAGTTAATAGTGCATTAGAAAAGGCTTTAACTAATGCTAAAGCGAAAAATGCTAAGGCAGTGCAGGCACTTCTTGATTTAGGTGATGATGTTGAACTTAATGAAGATGGAACTATCAAAGGACTTGATGAAAAGATTAAGGCTTTGAAGAAATCTGATGCTTATATGTTTGACGATGCAAAGTCATCAACAAGTGTTAAAGGTGCAAATCCATCTAGCACTAATCCAAGCAATCCAATTGATCCAGACTCTAAGAAACCACAGGAAAAATCCTATGAAGATTTTCTTGCTGAAGTAGAAGCAGAGCAAAACTAAATTAAAAAGAAAAGAGGTAAATATTAATGGGTAAACAATTTAATGCAAAAACGTTTAATGAAAAAGCATTTGGGCGCTATATGGAAGCAGTGCCTGATGTAAAAAGAAACAAATTATTAGAATCAGGCGCAATTACAGGCAATGCAGAATTAAGAAACTTATTCGCAAATCAAACAGGTTCTTATTTTGGCACTATTCCATTCTATGGTAACTTAGACCAAACAGAACCTGATAACTATGATGGTGCAACAGATATCACTGCTGATACAACAATCACATATCAACAAGGTGTATTTGTCTATGGTAGAGCGAAAGCATGGACTGAAAAAGATTTCTCTTATGATATTACTGGTGGTGTTGATTTCATGGCTAATGTGCGTGATAAATTAATCAAATACTGGTATAACGTAGACCAAGATACATTACTTGCTATTTTAAGCGGTTTATATTCAATGAAAGGTGCAAAGAACTTAGAATTCGTAAATGGTCATACAAATGATATTTCTGAATTAGAGGGTGAATTAGGTAATGTTGGTGCTACTTCGTTAAATAACACAATTCAAAAAGCATGTGGTGATAATAAAGATATCTTTAGTTTAGCAATCATGCATTCACAAATTGCAACTAACTTAGAAAACTTAAATTTATTAGGTTACTTAAAATACACTGATTCAAAAGGTGTTGAACGTGATTTAGGTATGGCAACATGGAATGGTAGATTAGTTATTATTGATGATTCAATGCCTGCTAAAACTGTTGCAGCAAAATATATTAGATGTGAAAAAACATCAACAGGTGCTAAATTAGTTAAAGATTCAGGTGCAGCAGGTGATACAGAAATCAACAAATCAGATGTAACAGGTGATATTTCTGATATTAAAGCTGGTGAATATGTTCGTTTGTTAGCACAACATACTAAATATGAAACTTACGTATTAGGTAATGGTGCAATTAACTTAGAAGATATTGGCGCTAAAGTTCCTTATGAAATGGCACGTGATCCAAAAACAAATGGTGGGGAAGATACACTTTACACTAGAAAACGTAAAGCAGTTGCAGTTCCAGGATTCTCATGGTTGAATAAATCTGTTAAATCATTGTCACCAACAAAAGCAGAAATTGCAAATGGTGATAACTGGTCATTAATTAATGATGGTACAGAATCACCTAAAAAATACTATGATCCTAAAGCTATTGCCATTGCTAGAATCATTTCACGTGGTTAATGCTTATGTTTGAAACAATCAAAGATGAAGTAATTAAAAGGCTTGATTCACTTAATTACAAGGTAAATGAAGAAAAAGATAGCTTTGTATTGAAGTTCATCATTGATAAAGTTGAACAGGATATTAAAAATAAGACAAATCAAAGTGAAGTTCCAAGTGGACTTCATTTTGTTTTTGTTGAACGTGTTTGTGGTGAGTTCCTAAATGGTATGCGCAGTTCAAATATGCTTTCTGATGAACAGATTGAAGCTACAGTGACTGCAATTAAAGAGGGTGATACACAAGTATCATTTGATAAAGATTCTTCACCACAAGCCGTTTTTGGTGCTTATTTGAAATATCTAATGAATTATGGTAGTGATGATTTTGCTAAGTATAGAAAGTTTATGTGGTGATTCATATGAATGCAGTTAGAAAAGCATTAGAAAGTATGTACAAAGATACTTGTACTATCTATGAAAATCAAAAAATTAAAGATCCTAATACTCATGTAACAAATTTTAAAGAAGTTGAAGTATTAAAAGATATAAAGTGCAGATTGTCATTTTCAAATGTGACAAGCGCTGAAAAGGGTGATGCGGTGACTATTGCGCAGGTTACAAAACTATTTATTGCGCCTGAAATAAATATCAAAGCAGGATCTAAACTGGTTATTACCCATGAAGGAGTTACTACTGAATACACAAGAAGCGGTGTTCCTGCTATACATTTAAATCATCAGGAAGTAGTTATTGAATTGTTTAAGGAATACGCATAATGGCTAAATGGGGAAACTGTGATTTTAAACAGCTTCAAAAATTACAAAAGAAAATGGAGAAGTTTGAAAAGGCTGATCTTGAACAGTTTTGTGAAATGTGTGCTAAACATTTAGCTGCAAGACTTCTTTCAAGGGTTATTAGAAGAACACCAGTTGATACTGGTACGTTAAGACGTTCCTGGAGTGAAGAAAACAACAATATTTATGTTGAACATAAAGGTAATGAATTCACTTGTGAGATTATCAATTCAATGGAATATGCAATCTATGTTGAATACGGACATAGAACAAAAAACCATAAAGGATGGGTTCATGGTTATTTTATGCTAGAAAAATCTACACTTGAATTAAATGCACAAGCACCAAGAATTATTGAAAAATTACTAATGAAGAAATTAGGTGAGATATTCAATGATTAATGAAATTATGGATGCTATCGCTATTAAGCTGCATGAAGTATATGGTGATGAATATGAAATACATCAAAATGATATTAAACAAGGTTTGCAAGAGCCTTGTTTTTTAATCACTCTTATTGACAGTACCAAAGAAAACCTGTTAAATTTGCGTTCTAAGCGACTTTTACCGTTTGATATATTATTCTTCCCTAGCAGTGGAAAAAATCAATGTCATAGCGTTTCTGATACGCTTATGAACGAATTAAACATGATCAAATGTATTGACGGTGATTTGCTACATGGTACGAAAATGAGAAGTGAAATCATTGATGATGTTCTTCATTTCTTTGTCAGCTTCAATTATATAGCGATAGTTAAAGAGGAAGAAACTGGATCAATGGAAACATTGGAAGTTAGCAGTAATACAAAGGAGTGATTATATGGCTAACACTAAAATAAAATCAATCCCTAAAAAACAGGATGCATCTTTTGAAAAAGGTGCATTTTTAAATTCTAAAGTGTTTATAAATCAAAGGGATTTATTAAATGCCATTTTAGAAGATGGTAAAAAATATACAACTAAAGAAGTCAATGACTTGTTAAAAAAAGAATTAAATAGAAAGGTGGAATATTAAATGTTAGGTGGCGGAACTTTTACTGCACAAAATAAAAAATTGCCAGGTACTTATATTAATTTTGCAAGTGCATCAAGAGCATCAGCATCATTATCAGATCGTGGTATCGTTGCAATACCATTATTAATGGATTGGGGTGTAGCAGATGAGGTTTTTGAAGTATCAAACGAAAAGTTTGTAAATAATTCATTGAAAATTTTTGGATATGATTATTCACATGACAAAATGAAAGGGTTAAGGGATTTATTTAAAAATACCAAAACATTATATGCATATCGTTTAAATGGAAAGGGTACAAAAGCAACTAACACATATGCAGAAGCAAAATATTCAGGTATTAGAGGTAATGACCTAAAAATCATTATTTCAAAGAATGTTGATGATGAAACTAAATTTGATGTTAAAACAGTTTTAGAGTTTAAAGAAATGGATGTTCAAACTGTTAAAAATTCTTCTGAACTGGTTGCCAATGACTGGGTAACTTTCAAAAGTGCAGAACTTCAAGAAACTGCTTCGACACCATTAGCAAGTGGTACAAACGGAACAGAGGTAACAACATCTGAATATCAAGCGTTTTTGAATGCAATTGAATCTTACAGTTTTAATGCTTTGGGATGTCCAGTTGAAGATGCGAAAATCAATGAATTATTTGTTACATTTACAAAAAGAATGCGTGATGAAGTCGGGGCTAAATTTCAAACGGTAGTTTATAGAAAACCTGCTGATTATGAAGGAGTTATCTCTGTAGAAAATGAAGTGACTGATGATGTTAATAAAGCAAGTGTGGTTTATTGGACAACTGGCGCACAAGCAGGTTGTGCAGTTAATAAATCATTAACTAATACTGCTTATGATGGTGAATTTAAAATTAAGGTAGATTATACACAATCACAATTAGCGGATGCATTAGAAAGTGGTAAATTCATTTTTCATAATGTAACAGGTGAAGTTAGGGTTCTTGAAGATATTAATACTTTTACATCAGTTACAGATGAAAAAAGCATTGATTTTTCAAATAACCAAACAATCAGGGTTATTGATCAAATCGCTAATGATGTTGCTGCTTTATTCAATACGAAATATCTTGGTAAAATTCCAAACAATGCATCAGGTAGAATTTCACTGCAAACGGATGTTGTTGCAATTCATAGAGCATTAGAAGATATTCAAGCAATTGAAAATTTTAGTGCAGATGATATTGTGGTGGCTCAAGGTGATACAAAGAAATCAGTAGTATTAACAGATAAAATCACAGTTATTAACGCAATGAGTCAACTTTATATGAGTTGTGTAATTAGCTAGAAAGGGGAACAGATAACATGGGTAAATTTACAATGAAGGCTAAGGATTCTATCAGTGGATCAATGGCTGAATTATATGTGACTATTGAGGGAAACAGATATAACTTTGCTCAGGCAATCACATTTGAAGCAAATTTTGAAAAAAGCAAGACTGAAGTGCCTGTTTTAGGTCGTACAGGTAAAGGAAATAAAGCAACGGGGTGGACTGGTTCAGGTTCAATGACTTTACACTACAATACTTCAGTTATGCGTGAATTAGCATATAGATATAAAGAAACTGGTGAAGATGTTTATTTCGATATGCAATGTACGAATGAAGATCCAACTTCAAGTGTTGGAAGACAAACCGTTACATTAATTGACTGCAACTTTGATAGTTTAGTGTTAGCTAAATTTGATGCTGATGCAGATTATCTTGATGAAGATGTCGACTTTACGTTTGATGATTTTGAAATTCCTGAGAAGTTTAATTTGTTACAAGGGATGATTTAGTTTAAAGGACCACATTGAAGTGAACCCCATATAATGTGGTCCTTTTTTATTTGATTAAATATAAGAAAGAGGTATGAGAAAAATGAGTTTATCAGCTTTTATGGCACAAAATGTTGTGCAGGAAGAAAATATTGAATATGTTGCATCAAAAAGATTTATCGATGAAAAAACAAAAAAACCTATTGCATGGGAATTAAGATGTTTGGATTCACAGCGTGATGAAGAATTAAGAAAATCTTGTACTAAAAGATTAGAAGTACCAGGAAGAAAGGGGCAATTTACAAAGGATACAGATTTTGATAAGTATGTTGGACTGTTAACAGTTGAATGTGTTGTGTTCCCTAATTTGAATGATGCAGAACTTCAAAATTCTTATGGAGTTATGGGTGCGGATGCATTATTAAAAAAGATGTTAAAACCAGGTGAATACGCTGATTTATTAGCAAAAGTTCAAGAAATCAATGGCTTTAATGAAAGTTTTGAAGATAAGGTAGAGCAAGCAAAAAACTAATTGAAGAAGGTGATTTTGAAGCTAATATTGCTTATTATTGCCTTCATAAATTGCATATGCTTCCATCACAGTTTCTTTCTCTACCGACAAATGAACAGGCATTTGTATATGCTGCAATTCAAATAAGGACTGAGAATGAAGAAAAGGAAGCTAAAAAAATAAAAGCAAAATCAAAATCTAAAGGTCGTAGGAGGTAGGTGAATATATGGCTTCTATTAAAACAGTTATAAGCGTTCAAGACAGAATGACACCAGCATTCACCTCTATGAACCGTGCTTTAAATATTGTTATAAGTTCATTTGAACAGTTACAAAGAGATTCAGGACGTGCAGTTGATACTTCTTCTATACGACAGGCGAGGGAAGAATTAGCACGTGCTGAAGTCACTATGAATGGTGTTGAACAGGAAATTAGACAGGCTGCAAATCAGCAGCAAAATTTTAATACCAAGATAAAGCAAGGACAATCGGCTTCTGATGGACTTCTTAAAAAGGTTATGGGATTTGTTGGTGCTTATGCTGGTATACAGACAATAGGAAATATTGTTGGTTTGTCAGATCAAATGTCACAGACAACTGCTAAATTAAATATGATTAATGATGGTTTACAGTCAACTGAAGAACTTCAAAACATGATATTTCAATCGGCACAGAATTCAAGAGCAGCATACGGTGATACAGCTAAAACAATTGCAAAATTAGGGCAAAATGCAAAAGATGCATTTAATTCAAATAAAGAACTCATTGCATTTGCTGAAACATTAAATAAAAAGTTTGTTATAGCAGGTGCTACACAAGAAGAAATATCAAGTGCTACATTGCAATTAACGCAAGCGTTAGGATCGGGTGTATTACGTGGTGAAGAATTAAATGCAGTATTTGAGTCAGCACCAAATGTTATTCAGTCTATTGCTGATTATTTAGATGTGCCAATTGGAAAAATTCGACAAATGGCAGCAGATGGTGAAATAACTGCTGATATTGTAAAAAATGCAATGCTTTCATCAATAGATGAAACGAATGCACAGTTTAAACAAATGCCTGTTACATGGTCACAAATATGGGTTAAGTTTAAAAATGAAGCATTGATGGCATTTCAGCCAATACTTGACAAAATCAATGAAGTTGCAAATAGTCAGGGTTTTAATGCAATGTTCAATGGTGCTGTAAATGCAGTTCGAATGTTTGGTAATGTAGCAACTAAAGTGATCGATGTTATAGCTAACGGAGCATCATTTATAGCACAAAATTGGAGTATGATAGCACCTGTAATATATGCAGTAGCAGGGGCTATGGCTATTTATGGAGCGACAATTTTAGCTGTAAAGGCATATCAAACCGCTGCTTTGGCAGTATCATGGATGTACATTGCTGCATTAAGAATGAAAACATGGCTTACACAGGAAGGAATTATTGCAACAGCTACTCAAATAGGAGTGCAGATGGGGCTTAATGGTGCATTGGGTACTACAGTAGGTCTTATTTTTATGATAGTAGCAGCGGTTTTAGCTGTTATTGCTGTTGTATTTATAGTGACAGCAGTTTGGAATCATTTTACTGGTGAAAGTGTAAGTGGCTTAGGAATTATTGTTGGTGCAGTTTACTGGTGTGGCGCACTTATTCTAGATATTTTTATCGCAGTTATTAATCTTGTACTACTTGCATTTCAGCTTTTGGTTAATGGTATTCAGTTAGGTGTTGCGACTATTGCTTTTGTATGGCAGATGATTTGGAAAGCAATAGCAAACTTAGCTATAAGTGTTGCTGAGTGGGTTGTAAATAAGTGGAATGAAGCAGTACTTAATATTAAAAAATTCTTTGCATTTTTAGGTAAAACTGGCGCACAGGCTTTTAAAGCTGTTGCGAGTGCAGCAGGAAGTGCAGCAACTTCTATCGCAAATGCATTCGTTGCAGGTGCTAACGCAGCTATTAAGGCAATCAACTGGATCATAGATGCAATCAATTTAATTCCAGGTGTTGATATTGATAAGGTTGATAAAATTGGCAAAGTTGACTTATCGTTTGATACCAGTGGATTAGATACATATATATCACAAATGGATGGTATATTAGGTGAAACCGCGGATAAGGTATCATTTGATAGATTTGAATATGATGCTTTTGAAAAGCCTGATTGGTGGACACCTGATTATGTTGATTGGGTTGATCCATTTGAAGCGTTTGATAAAGGATATGCTCAAGGTGAAAAATGGCAAAATGGTATCGGTGACTGGATGGATGGAATTTTTGATCCAGGTGATAATCCGCTATCTGATCTTGAAAATAATTTTGGCGGTATTAAAGATGCAACTGATAAGGCAGCAGATTCAGGGAATAAGACCGCTGGAAACACTGCACAAATGGCTAAGACCATGAATGCATCAAGTGAGGATTTAAAATATTTAAGAGATATTGCAGAACGTGAAACAATCAACCGTTTTACAACTGCTGAAATAAAAATCGATATGAACAATAACAATACCATAAATAGTGATATGGATATTGATGGTGTCGTTGAAAAATTAACAGAAAGAGTTGAAGAAGAACTTCTTGCTACTGCTGAAGGGGTTCATAGTTAGAAAGGGGAGTTGTTTATGGCTAAAGGATATAGTTTCTTTTTAGGAAGTTTACAGCTTCCTGTTCCACCTGAATCAATGGAAATGGTTATTAATAATCAAAATACAACAATTAATTTGATAAATGATCAGGAAGTTAATATTTTAAGAAAAGCAGGACTTACCGAAATATCATTTGATGCACTTTTACCGCAAACAAAATATCCTTTTGCAGCTTATCCTAATGGATTTAAAAGTGCTTCATATTTTCTTGAAGAAATAGAAAAACTAAAAACAGGTTTAAAACCGTTTCAATTGATTGTTACACGTGCAACACCTAATGGCAAGCTGTTGTTTGACACAAATATAAAAGTGTCTTTAGAGGATTACACAATAAAAGAAGAAGCAGGAAATGGTTTTGATGTTAAAGTATTTCTGTCTTTTAAACAGTATGTTGAATATTCAACTAAAACAGTAAAAATAAATATAGAAGATAATCGAAAGAAACCAGTAATTAATCCCCCATCAAGACCTGCTTCTTCCAATGCATCCAATGTACAGCCGACTATAGGATGCAATGTAATTGTAAACGGGAGACTGCATCGTGACAGTTATGGAAATGGACCAGGACAAACTCGAACCAATTATCAAGGCAAGATAAATTTCATTAAAAATGATGGAAGATCACATCCTTATCATGTCACAACACCTAGTGGCAGTTGGCTTGGCTGGGTTCTTCCAAGTGCGATAAGGGTGATTTAATGAAAGTTGAATTATTGATACAGTGGATTGATACCTGCTATGAACCAGTAACACTTGATGGCATAACTTGGACATTAGAAAGAAAAGGAACACCAGGAAAACTAGAATTTACAGTGCTTAAAGATTCTAAACTGAGGTTTGAAGAAGGTGCTTCGGTTCGGTTAAAAGTAAATGATACTAATTTATTTTATGGCTTTGTATTTAAGAAAACATATGATAAAGATAAAAATATCAAAGTAACTGCGTATGATCAGTTAAGGTATTTAAAGAATAAAGATACATATGTTTACAAGAATAAAACCGCTACTGAACTTGTTAAGATGATTGCAGCAGATTTTAACTTAAATATTGGGCAGATGGACGATACGTATTTTAAAATTGCTACTAAAGTTGAAGATAACAAAACGTTATTTGATATTATTCAGGATGCACTTGATGATACTTTAGACAACAGAAGTGAAATATATGTACTATATGATGATTTTGGCAAGCTGAGATTATCCTATATTGAGTTCTTAAAAGTTGGATTGGTTGTTGATGCGGAAACCGCAGAATCATTTGATTATTCAAGTTCAATTGATGGTGAAACCTACAATAGAATCAAACTTGTTAGAGAGAATGAAAAGACTGGTAAACGTGATGTTTATATTGCACAAAGCGGTGACAATATGAATAAATGGGGTGTTCTTCAATACTTTGATACTGTTGATGAAAATGTCAATGCAGTTGCAAAAGCTAATGCACTTTTAAAGTTATACAATGAAAAAACCAAATCATTGAAAATAAATGGTGTATTAGGCGATACAAGAGTAAGAGCAGGCTCACAAATTATTGTGCAGTTAGAATTAGAAGATATGAAACTACAAAATTTTATGCTGGTTGAAAAAGTAACACATAAATTTGAAAACAATCATCACAGTATGGATTTGACACTGAAAGGGAACGGTATTTTTGATGGCTAATTTGGTTGAATTGATTAAACAGGCAGCAGTTGAAGCGGTGAATGCTTCTGATCCTGCTGCTTTTTATTTTGGTACTGTAACCAATGATAATCCTTTGTCCATAAACGTTGAACAAAAGATGGATTTAACAAGTGAATTTCTTATTCTAACTAATGCGGTGAAGGACCATGTTGTAGAAATGACAGTTGATCATACAACTGAAAATGTATCACTTAATGCTGATCATACGCATGAAGTTGAATCAAGCGGTGATATAACTGTTACATCTAAACTGAATCCTGAACAACCAGGAACAACGATTGAAAATGAGGTTCAGAATACATCGTCAACATCAATAAGCGCAGTTAAAATTGATTTAACACATAAACACAGTTATAAGGGTAGAAAGAAGTTTACAGTTCATAATGCACTAAAAAAAGGTGAAAAAGTTGTAATGATAAAATTGCAAGGCGGTCAAAAATTTGTTGTTTTAGATCGTGTATAAAAAAGGGGGAATGTTATGATTCCACAAAATGAATATGAATTAGAAAATGATGCTGCTTTAGATATTGAAGAAATACCGACACCAACACCTAGGATCATCATGGGAAAAAACAGGCTCATGGGTTCATGTGATGGGCTTGAAGCAATTAAACAGGCAGTATATTTAATCCTAAATGTTGAAAGGTACAGATATGTAATTTATTCATCGAATTATGGAGTTGAATTTGATGATCTGTTAGGTAAACCAGTTCCATATGTACTGCCTGAATTAAAAAGAAGAATTGAAGAAGCATTGACACAAGATGATCGTATTACAAGTGTTGATGGTTTTGAGTTTAAGACAAAAAAAGATACAGTGCATTGTACATTTACAGTACACAGTATTTTTGGGAATTTTGTAAGTGAAAGTGTGGTGAATATTTGATGTATGAAAATATTACTTTTGAAAAACTGATGGAAAGAGCAGTTGCGAGAATTGAAGAACAAAACTCTAATATTGACACAAGAGAAGGTTCTATTGTCTACAATGCTTTAGCACCAGCTATTTATGAAATTATGGGAATGTATATTGAGATTGACAGAATCATGAATGAAACATTTGCTGATACTGCATCAAGAGAATACCTTATCAAAAGAGCAGCAGAACGTGGTATCATTCCACAGCCTGCAACAAAGGCTATTTTAAAAGGGGTATTTACCCCATCTGCACTTGAAATTCCTATTGGTTCAAGATTTTCATTAGAAAAACTAAATTATACAGTTATAGAAAAAATTGGTGATGGTCAATATCAGTTGGAATGTGAAACTGCTGGTGAAGAAGGTAACCTTCATTTTGGACAGCTTATTCCAATTAACTATATTGATAAGTTGGAAACCGCTGAACTTGTTGAATTGCTTATTCCTGGTGAAGACGAAGAAGATACCGAATCAATAAGAAAAAGATATTATCAATCATTAGAAGCTGAAAGTTATGGTGGTAACAAAATTGACTATAAAATTAAGGTTGGGTTAATAAAAGGTGTTGGCGGTGTTAAAGTCTATTCAGGTCATGAATGGAACGGCGGTGGAACTGTCAAAATCGTTATAACTGATTCTGATTTTGAAAAGCCTACGGATACATTAGTGAAATCGGTTCAAAAAGAAGTTGATCCCGTTGCTACACCTGGTGAAGGTATTGGGATAGCCCCTATTGGACATATAGTAACTGTTGTAGGTGTTAATGAGGTTGAAATAGATATTAGTACCCAAATAATTTATCAGCCTGGATATTATTTTGAAGCTGTTAAAACAGATTTAGAAAAAGCAGTTAATGAATATTTACAAGGTTTGAATTCAGTTTGGGAAGATGAGAGTAACATTATTGTTCGTATATCGCAGCTTGAAACTAGAATTTTAGGTGTAAAAGGTGTTCTTGATGTCATGAATACAACAATCAATGGGGTATCAGAAAATTATACTGTTCACAAAGACAGTATTGTTAAAAGAGGTGAATTAACCGATGGAAACTAGACTTATTAGTTATCTTCCACCTGTTTTACAGAATATCGAAGAATTTAAGGCGCTATATGGAACTGAAGATTATGAAATTGATGATTTGTACGCTGCACTTGAGATTCTTTTAAAGGATCAGTTTGTGCATGAAGCAACTGAAAATGGTATCAAAAGATGGGAGAAGATTTTAAAGATTATTCCTGGGGCTTCTGATACCTTAGATATGCGCAGATTTGAAATTTTAAATCGTTTGAATATCAAGATACCTTACACTATAACGATGCTTCGAAACAAAATACAAGCATTGTATGGGAGCAATTGTGATATTAAATATATCAATGATACTTATACATTGAAAATTTTTGTTCCTGCTATCGTAGATAAGGAACTTTTAAATTTACAAAAAATGTTAGATGTGATTATTCCAGCTAATTTAATTGTTAACATTATCATAAATGAACAGATAGAAAGGATGAGGAAATTATGAAATTTGAAAACAAAGTTTATGACACTTTAAAGTACGTGGCACAGGTGGTATTGCCATCAGTTGGAACGTTGTATTTTGCACTTGCATGGATTTGGGGGTTACCATTTGGAGAAGAAATTGTTGGTACAATCACTGCGATTGATGCGTTTTTAGGTGCTTTATTAATGATTTCAACCAGCCAATATAAAAAAGCGAAAGAATAGTGGGTGTTCCAATGTCACAAGGTGAATTCTATGTATTATTATTTGGTGCAATTAGCGGCTTAGCAGTTGTTGTTGCACCGATTTTAAAACTTAATTCTAATATAACGAAATTAAATTCCAATATGGAGTATTTGAATCGTAATGTCGTAGAGAGTGAAAAAAGAATCAATGATATAGCTCAACAACAAAATATGACGGATAAAGTTCTTTATGAACATAAATATATCCTTAAAAATCATGAAGATAGAATTGATAAATTAGAAAAATAAGAGTGGTTGAATACTGCTCTTATTTTTATTACAGAAGGAGAATGAAGAATGGAAATTAAACAAAATTTAGTGAGTTCAAGCAAATATGATATTAAGTGTCCTTATGAACGAACACCGCAGTTTTACGTTATTCATAACACATATAATGATGCAGCAGCAAAAAATGAAATTTCATATATGATTGGGAATAATAACAAAGTATCTTTTCACTATGCTGTTGATGATGTAGAAGTTGTTCAAGGTTTACCTGAGAATAGAAGTGCTTTTGCTTCTGGTGATGGTGGAAAAGGACAAGGAAATTTATACGGTATTCATGTTGAAATTTGCTATTCTAAATCTGGTGGCGATAGATTTAACAAAGCTGAACAAAATGCAGCAAAATTTATTGCGGATGGTTTAAATACTCATGGTTGGGGTATTGATAAAGTTAAAAAACACCAAGATTTTGCCGATAAATATTGCCCACATAGAACACTAGATATGGGGTGGCAAAGATTTTTAAACATGGTACAAGCTAATCTTGACGGAAATGCTCAACCATTGCCACAACCAACACCAGATAATGGCATATCAGTAAATTATCAAGTAAGAATTACTGCAAATAGTGGATTAAATGTTCGCTCTGCTGCTTCTGCCAGTGCTTCTAAAATAACTGCATTAGCTAAAGGAACTGTAGTTACTGTAGATAGAGAATCTAATGGATGGTTACATATCAGTCAAGGGTGGATTTCGGCTGAATATACTGAAAGAGTTTCTAGCGAATCTTCAGTTAATTATAAGGTTAAAGTTACTGCAAACTCAGGATTGAACGGTCGTTCTACTCCAAGCACTTCAGGAAGCAAAGTTACTGCTTATGCTAAAGGAACAGTCTTAAACATTTCAAAAGAACAAAATGATTGGGGATATACTGGTACTTGCTGGGTTAAATTAGAATATACTAAAAAAGTATCACAAGGATCAACTTCTGGTGGCTCAAAAGCATTTGGTACTTATGAAGTTGCCGCTAGTGCTTTAAAAGTCCGCACAGGAGCAGGAACTAACTATAGACAAAAATCCAGAAGTGAATTAACTGCTGATGCTAGAGAACATGCTAATGCTAATGGTTCATTATTAAAAGGAACTCGTGTTACTGTTTCGAAATGGAACGGTAATTGGGCTAAGATTCCATCAGGTTGGGTAAATGGCGATTATCTAAAAAAGGTATAGTAATGAAACGTATAGAAGTATCTGTTTTAGCCGCTCTAGCGCTATTATCATTATTACTAGGAATTGCCCTGGTACAAGAGAAACAAACCACTAGAAACCTAAAAACCAATCTAGAGTTAACAAAGCAGGAACTCTATGATGCTAGAGGTGATAGAGATTATTATCAAGGACAGTATAAAAAATATTACGAACTGTCCGAAGAACTTCAAAATCAAATGGGAGTTTATGCTTATGAATAAAGTTTATCTAAAACACGATGCTGAAGATATTCAGGGGAACTGTTTAAACACAAGGATAGAGTATACCCTTTTGTATATGGGGCTATCTCATAGTATTATTAATAATGGGTATCGCGATATACACGTAAACAATAAATATATAAAATTCAAGCCTAGGTCACACATATTGATCTAGGCTTTTTTGTATAAAGAAAAACACAGTGACATGGGAATGAACACTGTGTTTTTAGCATAATTTTGGGATGCGTACTATGCTTAATAAAAGTATATAATAATAAGTAATTATTTTCAATAAACTTTATATAAAAAGAGCACAAGCCCAAAACGGGAGAGGTGAACTTGTACTCTTTGTATACTTTCGAATATTGTTAATGGGAGAGGAACAATATTCTATTGTACAAAAATAATATTTGTACGCAATCTATTCTACTACATTATACAAAATATGCAAATGTATTAAACTTTTAAATAAAAGAGCACAAGGCTCTAGTGAGGAGATATCTCTTTTGTGCTCTTGGTTGGGTATGGCTAAGGGGAAAGGAGGACCATACCCTATTATACAACTATTGGAATTATAGTGGGGATCAATAATTGTACAATATCAATTATAGTTATTTGTCATTTTTTATCAACTTGTATACTCGATATTAATCATAATTTCTACTCATAGTGTTATAAGCAACGATTACCAGAATTTTTGCATCAATAAAAGAAATATAAAGTTTAAGCCTAGGTCTAATTGATCTAGGTTTTTTTTCATTTTTTTGGATAAAATAGAAGTAATAGTGAAATTGAATGAGTATATAAAATAGTAAGATGTATTTTAAACAAATTTAAAAAGGAGTGTGAAATACGGTGTTAATGTACAAAATCGGGATTATTATATTGAATTTTTATGTTATTATATGTATAATTCATCTATTAAAATATGTTACTAGTAAAAAAAATCGCAACCTTTATAAGGGTAAATACACAAAAAAATGTAAAGATGGTATAATTAGGAAGAGAAAAGGGGATATGATTATGAAAACTGAAGGAGGAAAGTATTCGGCGTTAGATGTGGCTAGGTATGTAATTAATTATTCGTGGGAACTTGGTCAACCGATTTCAAATCTTAAATTACAAAAGTTATTATATTTTATTCAAGCTGAATTTTTGGCCAATACAGATACTGGTGCTTGTTTTGGGGATGAGATAGAAGCGTGGGCATTTGGACCAGTTATTCCAAGTGTTTATCATGAATTTAAGAGATATGGTTCAGCTATCATACCAATGATTAAGGACTATCTAGATTTTAGTAATGGTATTTGGGAAGCAAAAAAAGTTAAATATAATGAGGAAGTAATCGATGAGTGCGATAGGGATGTAATTAAAAATGTTATAGAGGATTTGAAAGCTTATAGCGCTACTGATTTAGTCGATATATCACATAGACAAAGACCATGGAAAACTGTTTATCAAAGATATATGAATAATGTTATACCAAAAAAAGTAATAGAAGATTATTTTAAGCAGGTGAATTGATAGTGAGTAATAAAAGATATAATTTAATAAAAGAGGATGTATCTGGTTCTCAAACAACAAATGTAAATTTTCTTTCGGGGGCGACGGCTAAATTAGTTGAAATTTGTAATTTATTAATGAAAGAAAATATAAGTAATGATGATATTGGTAATATTTTAGATAAAATGAATGATTATATCAAAGAGTATGAACGGATTATATATTCTGTAATTAGTAATTATATTTTTACTAATTGTGAAGATAATAATATTAATATCTTACAAACTAATATTGATAAAATATGTGACTGCATTTTATCTTCCAATTATGGTAAAACATTAGACGAATTGTTAATAAAAAAAAGTGTATTAAAATTATATGATCATGTTAATTTGGCGATTTATCAATATTATAGTTTAAAAGCGAATGATACAGATTTCAGTAGAAAAATTGGAGAGAATATTGCACCTGTTAGAAGAGGAATTGACAATCAACTTAAAGACTTTGAAAAAACAATGACGTCACAACTAATTTCTATACTAGGAATATTTACAGCAATCTCTTTTATTGTTTTTGGTGGTATATCCTCAGCTTCAAGTATCTTGTCAAACATCAGCAAATTATCTATGGTGAGATTAATATTATTGGCAAGTATATGGGGTTTAGCAATATGTAATTTAGTGTTTTTTCTTTTATATTTCATGGCAAAATTAAGCAAAATTTCTATAAAAACGAACCCAAGACCAGGTGCTAATATTTGTAGGCGACATCCATATATAGTTATAATTAATTTTGTATTAGGTAGTATATTAGTTCTATCATTATGGGGATGCTTAGTTGAGATAACTACTGGAGTAGAATGGTTAAAAGCAATAGTTAATAACAATAAAGATTTTTTATTGATAGGAACAGTAATTTTGATTTCAGCGATAATTATTATGTTTATAGTTATCTTGTTTAAAGTGAATGATAATAAAAACGATTGGAGATATTAAAATATGTAAAGTTCAAACCTAGCTCTAATTGATCTGGTTTTTTAGGCTACGCATATATGTGGTGAACACATGATTTATAGTAATAAAAAAACGTTTTAAAGTGTACTAAATAAGTAACAAATAAGTAACAAATCGCCCGAAACCCGCATTCTAGCGTGTGTTTTTTTTCAAGACTTGAAA